AGTGCTTCTGTACCACCTTGTGTTGCATATYTAGATTTCATTGCAAAGATAAGACCAGTTGGCCCAGTCATTGGTTGAACACCAGCAATATCATAAGCGATAAGACTAGGCATTGCTCGTCTTACTAAACTAATTAATACTGGATCCCAGTTTGCAATTGAAGCACCTGTAGCATTAGTAGGTGCCGCTTCGACCAATCCTTGTTCGCGTAGAGCTTTTTCTTGGTTTTCAAGAATAACAGTAGTTACAGCTCTGCGATATGGATCTTGAATTTCTGGAAGATCCGTATGTTCTAGAACTGGCTTCCATTTYTCGTTTAATTGTTCTGTTTGGAACATTTTTATTCTCCTATTGGATATATTTTATACTTGTTTTGAAATTGCTGTCATATATGCAGCCATATTATCACTCACATCAATAACATTTGAAGGTTCTACTTCAACATTACTAACTTTTTTATCAGTTGGGAAATATGTTTCCTTAATGATATTGAGTTTCTTTTCATATAATTCACTTGATTCAAAATCTACGTTTTCAGCTAGTTCTTTAAATTTTTCTGTTTCTGTGACAGCTAGATCTTCAGATAAACTTAAAAGAATTCGATCTTTCATTGATTCGTTAACCTGACAAAATAAAGACATTTTTTCTTTTTCAGCTTCATTAAGTTTTTCGGTTAATTCTTCAATTTCGTCAAATTGTGATTCAACAATTGAAAGTTTTTCTTCTGGGATGTCAATAAAATTTTCTACGAATAAATCACGCATTCCATCTAAGAACCCTTCAGAAATTTCTGAACGGATACCATGTTCTAAAGCAAYTTCATTATCTTTAGACCATTCTTCAACTACATAAGAAAGATAAGAATCAACTTTATCAGATAAAGTTTCTTCAAACTCTGTAATTGATTCTTCTAATTTACTTTCAAAACTTTCTTCTAGTTTTAATTTTTCTGATGCTAATTTTGCACCAATAGCAGCTTCAAAGATTGTAGTGGCTTTAAGTTTGAAATCGTCAGAGAAATCTTCACCTTCAAGAAGAGCATCAACGTCAACAGACATATCAATTTTATCTTCTTTTACGGATTTCTTTTCTTCAACTTCAACATCGTCTTCATCTTCTTCTTCTTCATCATCATGATCTTCATCATCATGATCTTCATCGGAAGTGATTTCGATATCTTTCTTCTCTTTAACTTTTTTCTTTTTCAGATAATTCAATATCTTCCGAAACAAGCTCCTCTACAATTTCATCCGCAGCTTTTACGACTTCAGCTTCTGTTATTTCTAACTCCGCATCATCAATTTTAGCTTGATTCATTGTTTTCTCCTTAATAAACGTTTATTGCATTACTATTTATAATAATAATTATTACTATATAACTATTATCATTATACTATTATAAGTTATTTATAAAATTATTAAATAACTTAAGTTTAGTTTCTTCTAAATTTTTAGAGCTTGTGTTATTAATAACTTGTCTAATAATTTCAATCTTTTTATAACCAATATCTTTATCTAAAAACCATTCGGCATTTTCCATAATACCTTCCACAAATGCAGAAGGTGCGCTTGGATCATGCACAACATCAATAGTACATAATTTAAAATCTGATCCTACTATTGATGAACCATTCTTTTTTGTTAATGAACCAAGTCCACGACTAGAAACACCAAGTTTAACACCACCACTTAATAACCCTTTGACGATATTACCCATAGGTGTATCAAGAATCTTAGCTTTACCAATATAATCATTACCAGATTCTACTAATGAAGTAATTAAATGTGATGCTCTTTCTGGATTAATTGTTGGGTTGGATGGATGATTCAACTCACCAATAGATCTTGATAACCTAACTTCTTCATTAACATAACGCTCAACTTCTTTAGACATTATATCTTTTGGATATATTCTACCATTACGATTTTTAATAGTAGATTGCATAAAAACACCTTCAATATAAAGATTTTTAGACTTAGCTTCGGTGATTATAGTTAATTCTTCATCAATGAGTTCCGTTATAAGTTTCATTAATCTTCCTTCTTCTTATATAAGTCTTGTCCGACTTCTTTACGCATACTATTTAATTTATCTAATACCTTTGCGGACATAATATCTGCAAAAGTTGCTTTAGAGCCAATTAAATCGTCATTTTTTATTTTTTTAATTAAATCCATATTTACCTCTGTTAAAAATCTTCGTCATCTTCTTCATCTTCTTTGTATAAAGGATCTTTAACTTCTTTTTTAATTTTAGAGTTAATATCCAATATATCTTCATCAGTTTGTTTTAAAATAACCTTCCTGACATAATCATTAGAGAAGAATTTACCTATGTATGGTTCAAGTGCTTCGAGTGTAGAGATTCTTTCTCTCATAATCTCTGAATCTTTTAATTCTGCATAATAATTATCTTCTGTGAACCTGTATGACAGAACTTCTTTAAGTTTATCCCATTCACTTTCATTTATAACACCTTTCAGTATTAATTGAGTTCTAAGTAAATCATCAAAAACATTAGAAAATTTCCTTCTAATTTTAGCGATAAATTTGGAAAACTTAACTTCATCCCTAGTTACTTCTGAACCAGATCCAAATGTGTAACTTGATTCTGAATCAAGTCTAGATACTGGAACATTAAGAGATTTAAATAATTTTTTCTGAAAATATATAATATCATCAATATCTGCTAAATTAGTTCCTGCAGGAAGTGTGGTAATTTCTGTTCCTTTACCACCTTCTCTTCTGGGGAGCCAAAAATCCTCCATCATACTCATTTCATCTGATGAATTAATTAATGTTCCAGAATTTGCATCATATACCATTTTATTTCTATAACGATCCATTATATCTTTTAAATGTTGTTCTGCCTTGGCCTTCGGCATATTACCAACATCAATATAAAATATACGTCTCTCTGGTGCCCTAGCTAATCGGTATATAACCTGTGCATTCTCGGTCATTCTTAACTGATTAGCGGGTCTGATAGCTTTGTGAAGATGAGATAAAACCATTCCATTATTTCTATCTATCAATCCAGATGTAACATGACAAATAGCATCAGGTGATACTCTTATTTCATTCTGATCTTTACCATATATAAAATATTCTTCTACACCTGTAATAATTTCTACACGCGATACTGGATCAAGTTCTTTTATAACTTCCCTAACCTTTTTAATTTCTGTAGGGTTAATTGCTCTTAATTCTAAAAGGCCTTTCTTCGGTGAATTAATATCAATCAATTTATGATAATATAAACGTCCGTCTATATACCAATTCCGAAAAATATCATGACCCTGAGAGTTAAAATTTAAAAGTCTTAGTATACTATTAAATTCATCATTAACCAATTCTTTAACTTCATCCGAATTAATCTGATTCTGTAATTGTAACAGAAATTGATTG